CTCGTTGGTGATCATGGAGATGGTTAGCAAATTATTTGCCATTTTTAATTACTCCATAAAAGGTTAGTAGTTGCCACTTACCGAATCTTCCCGGCAAGGCGAGCAGCCTTCCATTGCTGGTAGGTTCCATGGTACGCACGGTCTGAATCCAGACCGGTTTCCACGGCGCTACTGCTTGCCTTGATAGGCGAAATCGGCGCAGGGGCGTTCGATTTCTTCGCTACAGGTTCCTTTTTGCTAGGAGTCGCGGTTTTCTCAAACTTTGCCTCCAACTTCCCAATCTCGCGTAGTTGCGCGGTCAATGACTTGTCCGCTAGGGAACGTGCGTAGTCCGGGTTGTCGGCTAGGTAGTAAAGGATTTCAGGCCCAAACTCACTATCGACAATTGATTCCCCAACCGGTGCGCTTACTGGTATATCACCAGCGGCGGCGATTGTGTCCTCGTAATCCGGAAGATTTGCCTTCACAGCTTCTACGCGCTTTTGGAACTCGACCTGTTTACGGCTCTGTTCTTCTTGCGCCCTGCGAGACATCTCTTGCTCATCACGCTCCCGCAACTTCTTATCCGTAGTCCACTCAGCCAGAGCTTCAGCATATTCCAGCGCATCATTAAACTGGCTTGGATCGGGTTTTGGGTCTGGATCTGCCGGTTCTGCTTTCGCAGGGTTAGCCTTAGTCTCCAGATCCTTGATCCGATTCTCCAGCTCTTGACGGGCTTGGCGCTCTCGTTCCATCTCTTGACGGGCCGAGTCACGCTGCTTAGTCAGTTCTGAAAACCGCTTCTCAAGTTTTGGGTTTTGCTTCTTTTCACCTGTCGCAGCTTCACTTTCGCTTGGTTCACTCGCCTCTGCCTCGACTACCGGCTCCGCTGGTGCGGCCTCAGTAGGAGATCCATCGGGCGCTAAACCTAATTTTCCTAACGAAAACTCAGCTAAATTCTCACTCGTTACTACAGTCCCAGCCTGTTTCCGGGCCGGTTCTTGCGCTACTTCTGACATGGATTACTCCAAGAATTAACCCAATGAACCCATTGGTAGGTAAATCGTATTAAAAACTGTTTCTTGTTAGGTGTCAACTATTAGCTATCTGTTGCTCCTGTTGCAAGAACGGATTTGATGACCTGTTGACCTCCTGTTCCGCAAACGCGGCTACTTGAGCCTGTTCCGCGTCCTTCTCGGCTATGACCTGACGCAGCTCACCGATGTCCATCCGCTTTAGAAGCATCTTGGTGACCGCGTCCAGTTCGGCCTTGTTCTGGTTGGCCTGACTGTTGAGGATCTGCTGGTTGACCTTGGCCTCATTGATGGTGTCGGTGTTATAGGCCCGCGAGGTGACATCCATGAGCTTACGCTTGGTCTCGCCCTCTTGACGGATGTTCTCAATGTCCCCACGGTACTGCTTCTCAAGCTCCATAGCCGCAATCATTTGCTGCATATCAGCAATCTGCTTCTCGGCTTGCATGAGCTTCATCTGGATCTGCGGTGGTATCTCAGACTTCTCGTCAATCTGGGCCAATGGGTTGTTGGCTGCAAGCCTATCCGCGATAACTTCCGCGCCCGGAAAGTCCATATTCCTGAACACCAAGTCACCCGCAAGATTAAATAACTCCTGATTGGTTGAAATCATGGGCATCATGGCCTCGACAGCCTCCTGACGCTTGCTTTGGTAGCCGGGGCCGGTGTCCATGTAGACATCGTACTCGCCCACAGTTACGTCATTTAGTACCTTTTCCACGCCCATCTCGTCCTGAGTCCGTTGGTTTAGGGTAACCATCTCAGGCTTCCCATCGTAGCCAATGATCCGCAAGACGCGCTCTCGGTCGTAAATCTTGGGGATCAGGTCAAGGATAATCCGACCCGTATGCTTCATCGACCGCACTAGATTGTCGTAGTAGTGGAAGTTGGTCATGTCCTGCTGCATCTGCTGACCACGGATGGCCTTGCCAGACATATTGCCTTGGGGCAACTGGGACGGATCAAAGATACCGACCACGCTCTGCAAGTCCTTATCAATCGACATTGCAGCCGCAATAACACCCGCCGGTGGTGGCTCGGGCTGGAGCCGCTGTGGAGCTGGGGCCTCCTTGCCGTTGATGTCCGTCTGCTTGTAACGCAAGACCGGCATGGACTTGATGTTGGCCTGTGCCCACTCGTTCTCGTGGCCCTCGTCCTGACCCTCGGCTAGCAGCCATTTGGCCTTCGGAGCTAAGGCGATGCTCTCTGTAAGACTTGTCTGCCAGTAGTTGTACATACGTTGAGCGTCCTTGGCGTTTCGCACCAAGCCGTACTTCTTGCGCTTGTCCTCAACTGTGAGCTGCTGACCGTAGACCGGAACCACGGGGATGTAGCGCCCAGACCAATCGCGCTCCTCAAGGATCTCAAGACCCGTGAGCTTGCACCACTTGATCTGCTTCCGCATGGTGTCGCGCTCGCCAACCACCATAATCCCTGCCGCAGCTAGGATCTCAGGGCTTGGAGCCTCGTCCTTGTAGACCTTTGTCCCATCGGATAGCAGCAGTAACTTGGTCTTTTTGCGTTCAACGTAGAAGTATTCCGCAACCCGGATGTCCTCCTTCTGAACCCAATCGGGGTCAAAGTCACCCGTTCCGCGCTGGTTAAAGTCACCGCCGTCATCAGCTCCGGGGTACTGAATCCTGAAGTCATCCTTAGACATCAAGGTGGTGATTAAGACCTTCTCAGCGTCTGAGCCGTCAGGCTGGATGGAGTTGGGGTCAAAGTAGACCGAAAACGGGTTGTCAATAGGACGGATAAAGATTTCTTGGTCAAACGAATCCTCACGGACATAGTCGGTAATGACCCGCCAGTATCCCCAGCCAATACGGACTGCGTACTCGCCAGCCGTGTCGTAGGCTGTGTCAGCGTCAGAGTTGACCTCGATGTGCTTGAATATCCCGGTGATGATGTCCGCAACCTTTGCGTTGGCCTCGGAGTTCATTGAGTGAGCCCGCATCCGTGGGCGGGACTGACGCATCTGGTTGACTATCTGTCTGACGTAAGCATCTAGCTTATTGATGGTCAGGCACGGTCTAGCCTCAAGGTGGCGGGAGTTCTGAACCTCAATGGGCCATTGGTCACCAGAGGAAAACTTCAGGTCATCAAGACCCTTTTGCCGGTTTTCGGTGTCAGCCTCGTTAGAGAATTTGAGAAAGTCGATTGCTTCCTGTATGCGGGAGTCCGCAGGGATAGCACTCGGAACGTCTACTTTTGCCATAATTTACCCCATCCATGAGCCCGGAATCTGGTACACCGGCTTCTTTGGGCCAGCTTTCCGGGGTTCGTTTACCACCAATCCAATATACCTAAACGCGTCCGCGCCGTGGCTATAAATGTCGTGTAGCGGTGACTTGGAGAACTGTTTAGTATCTGGGTCAACATCATACCGATAGTGGCGCAGACATTGTAGCCCTTGATGGCAGTTTTCTTTATCAAAGTAACACTTCTGGAAAATCGTGCGGGCGGCGTTGATTGAGTCCGTGACCGGCACTCTCGGGAGTATTTGCACCTTGTAGTTCGCTCCCCTGACTATGTCCGCAATCGACCGACCAGCCGCAGCTAGGGTTGTGTTCTCCGCGTCATGGGGTAGCCAGATGGTGTCGTAAACGTAGCCCAATGACTGAAGCTGGGCCAAGTAGTAGCTCATGGTCTTTTGGTTATCCTCTAAGTACCGGATCAGCCTGATCTCAAAGCCTATGAACTGTACGAACCATATCGCAGTATTGTCTGCCCAGCCCAAGTCGAATACCGCGTGGACGGGCTTGATAGCGTCATACGGGACTTTGGTAATCCGTCCGTCCATCTCAGCCAGAGTCATCTCTTGGGCAAAGACCGCCCCATCGACCGTCCGTCTGCATAAGCCCTCCCAAACGTTTAGGTAGGCGTTGTGGTCGTGGATCTCAAGGTTTTCCTTTTCCTCCCGCAGGGTTTGGGGGAACCACGGGTTGTCGCGCCATGTGATCTTCTGGACTATTGCGCTCTCAGGCGGGCTGATCACGAACCGTTGGTAGGTATCGTCAGTCTCTAGCTCTGGGTTAAAGGTCACCCAGATTTCTGAGTTGTCCCTACGGATGGTTGGGATCAGGACGTTCCAGCTAGTCTTGGAGATGGTCTGGGCTTCCTCGCACCAGCAGATGTCCACACCCTCAAAGGACTTGATCGACATGATGTTGTTCTTCAGACCCGCAAAGAAGAACTCGGTTCCGTTCCTACCCTTGATCGAGGTGTTCGTTACCTCATAGAACTCCGATAGACCCAGAGCTGCTATCTGGTCAGCCAAGAGCTTGTGGACTGAGTCCTTAATTGAGACCTGAAACTCTCGGGCGCAGAGGATTCGTAGTGGGTCTTTGGCTCCCTTGATCAGTAGGGCTCTAGCCACTCCCCAAGACTTTGCCCCACCTCGGCCCCCGTAGAGAACCTTATATCGCTTGGGCTCAAAGAGGCACGCAAGTTTGACCGGGAACTCGGCCTTGGCTACGGCCTGTTCAAGTAGCTCCCTGTCCTCAGTCATTGAGTCTTTGCGGTACTTCTGGCAGACGCTCCATCGTATTCATGGCTCGGCAGTTAGGGCATCCGTACTGGACAACAGAACTATGGAACACGTTGTCATCAACCAGCATTTTGTTTTGAAACGTGTCCTTCCCGCAGTTCGTGCAATGCCACAATGGCTGATTAGACATCTATTGTCTCCGGTGGCTTTATGAACGTGACCTGTATCGCGTTGAGGATTGGAGAGCCATCGGCGTTCTCCATCTGGTTGATCTGGATTGCCTTGCCGTCTAGCCTGTCTATTACTTCCTTGACTGCCCAAGCCTCTCCCAGCTCTGCC